CTGTTAATAGCTTTATTATCTAGTTCTCTCTATGCAGAAATAGGAGAGATATCAGAATTGCGTGGCAATGGAGAGGTCTTACGCAATACAGGGGGAGATAAATTGCTTGCTGAGTTGGCTTTAGGAATCTTTAGTAACGATGATGTGCGTACAGGTAATGGCCGCATGGCTCTTACATTTTTAGATGATTCAGTTCTTAAACTAACTGAGCATTCTAATATTATAGTTGATGAATACATCTATGATGCTAATCCTTCTAAATCAAAACTGTCTTTACGAATGGCCAGTGGCACTGCTAGGTTCATAACCGGGAAGCTAGGTAAGATTAATAAAGAGAACATATCCATACGCACTCCCTCAGCAAACATTTCAATTCGTGGAACAGATTTCACCACGACAGTAGATGAAATAGGGCGTAGTTTAATTATATTATTGCCCGATGCAGATGGTACAAGTTCAGGTGAGATAACAGTTGAGACATCAGCTGGTACAGAAATACTTAATAAGCCCTTTCAGGCTACGATGGTGAGCGTTTCTGAAGCACCCCCTACCAAACCAGTCACTTTAGTTGGTATGACGTTAGGATTGATTAATAACCTTTTGATAATAAATCCTCCTGATAAAGTACAACAGGCAGTTGATGAACAAAATACTAAGAGTACTAACGTATTAGATGTAGACTTCCTAGAGGAAAACTTTGACGAAGATGAATTAGAAGAAGATGAATTAGAGATAGATAGATTATCTATTGATTTGCTTAGTGTAGATTTTCTTTTAGATTTACTTTCTTTTATAGAGGGAGAAGAAAAAGTTTCTAAGATAGGTGACGTTTTAATAGAAGGTATAACAGCTGGTTACGATGCTAAAGCACAAGTGTATTCCTTTGTAGAAGGAGACATGCTTACATTTTATAGAAGTGTAGAGAATACAATAGATTTAAACATACCTAAATCAAGTGCGTACAACATAACAATCTTATCTGGTGGTAAGTTTATAGACATAACAGTAAATGGAGGAGGTGATGGTACGATTATTATTACTCAGTCTGATTAGTTTACCTTTAGTTGCTGGCAACAATGCCATAAACATACAGCACAAAGGTACTTCATCTGTAATAAACATTAAACAAGTTGGCTATACTAATAACGCCACAGTTTTTTGCGGGTTAAGTGGAGGAGTCTACAGCACACACACATGTACCAGGGCGGTTATAAACTTAACGGCTACAGGTCATGGCAATACATCTAAAGCTTATTCACAATGGTCTAATCACACAGACAATGTGTTTACTATCACACAAAATGGCGATAATAATTACGGCTATTTAGACTTAGATAAAAACGACAACACTGCAATTTTAACGCAAAACGGTAATTCAAATACGGGCATAGTGTTGATGGCAGGAGATGATAATACTTACACAATAAGTCAAACAGGAAACTCTAAGTACGCTAAAATGTACGCTTTTGGAGATGACGCAGACTCCACCATTACACAATCAGGATCAGGAGCGCACAATGCGTACATCTATAACTATAACTATGCTGACAACAATTCTTCTACTATCACACAATCTGGCAGTGGCGACCATGATGCAGATATCTTCTGGTACTCTGATGCAGACAATGGCGTAGCTTCTATAACGCAATCAGGTTCAGGAGATCACACAGCTAGATTAAATTTCTATAGAGATAACTACAACGTAGGAGTCACGCAATCAGGAGCAAACGATAAGTCTTTTACAGCAACCTACAATTGCGTATCTAATTGCACTAAGACCTTAACAATCACACAGTATGACTAAGTATTTAATACCATTAGCTTTATTGGTATTACTTGGCTTGCCTTTAATCTACGAATCTACCCCTACTGAAGTATTAAAACTTAAAACCTTTGATGCTTTAATACCAGAGCAACAACCTTCTGGATATTTTACTGTACTAAATATAACTGAAGATGATATAACTAGAGAAGGTGGCTACCCATTGCCAAGACAAAGACTCGCTGAGATAAACGCGCAGTTAAAAAAAAAGGGAGCATTGGGAATTGGATGGGTAGTTGCCTATCCTCAACCTGATAGATTTGGAGGTGATGAAACGTTCAAACAATCTTTGCAAGATATACCGTCTGTACTTGCTATGTTTGAAGGAGACAACGCTCAATATCCCAACACCACCGGGACAGTCATTTTGGGAGAAGATATAGGTGGAATAAAAGTTACAGGAGTAATACAAAATATAGATCTGTTTAGAGAAACGTCACAGCAAGGTATTGCAGTAGCTCGGACTGAGGTTGATTCACTTGTAAGACGCTTACCTTTGTTACTACGCACACCTGATGGTTGGGTCCCGGCTTACGGAACTGAAGTCTTAAAGATCCTGGTTGGTGCAGATACCTACGTTATAAAAACAAATGATAATGGTCTTGAAGAAATACGAGTAAAAGGCTTGCCACCAGTACCAGTAGATTCAGCTTAGGTCGTAAGTGGATAAGTTTTGTGAATACTCCTCATACTGATCTTATAGACATGGATGTTCAGGATAAGTTTGTATTCATAGGATACACAGCTAAAGGCATCATGCCACAGTTGGCTACGCCTGTTGGTTTACTTGAACCTCATATGATACAAGCGGCCTTAGCTGAAAGCATATTAATAGAAGGCAGTCCTTATGTTCCAGATTACGCCATAGCAGTTGAGGTAGGTCTATGGATTACTACCGTACTTGCAGCTTACGTTTTATTAACTGTCTTAGGAGTTACTTCTGGATTATTAATGTTCAGCTTTTTGTTTTTATCTACTGCTTATTATGGGTATTGGACTATTCAACAAGGCGTATTGATAGATGTAACATGGACTTTGATATCACAGTTTATAACAGGGGCAGTGGCTTTCTACCTTAGATTTAGAGAACAGTACAAACTAAGACAACAAATTAAAGCACAATTCGGTAAGTATCTTGACCCACGCATGGTTAAAAAACTACAGGACAACCCTGAGTTATGCCAAGTAAACGGCAAGAGAGTTGATTGTTCTATTATCTTTACAGATCTTCGAGGCTTTACAAGCCTATCAGAATCAGTAGAACCAGAAATGGTTACTTATATAATGAATGCTGTATTAGATGTACAAGTACAAGCTGTAAACCAATTTTCAGGCGTTACTGACAAGTTTATTGGCGATGCCGGGATGTTTCACTTCAACACAATTATTCCACAACCAGGCCACCATCAATTAGCTTGTGACGCAGCCAAGCAAATAGAACAAAACATTATTAAATTGAACCAACGTTTTAAAGAAGAAGGCATACCTGAAATAGCTATAGGTATAGGTGTTAATAGTGGCGTGTGTATTGCTGGTAACTTTGGAGCTACTGATAGATTTGCATTTAGTCTTATTGGTGATCCATGCAACGTAGCAGCAAGATTAGAATCAAGTACGAAGATAGCGGGTGTTGGAGTATTAATAGGCGAAGAAACTGCAAAAAATGTTGATTTTAAGCTACAATTATTAGAACCAATAGAGGTAAAGGGAAAAGCTAAACCGTTACAGGTTTATACGTGGGCATAAAAAATGAGTAAAGTTTTGATAGGTGTAATACTGGTTATGGGAATAACAGGCTATTTTCTTTGGAGTGAAAATTCAAGATTGTCTGCCTTAAATCAAGCCTTTGAATTAAGAGATCAAGAACAAAAGTTAGCAATAGAAAGTTTGCAAAATGATTTTAAATTACAAACAGAAGGATTACTAGAAATACAAAGCAAGAATCAAGAAATTGAAATTGAAATGTCTAGGTATTTAGATATTTTTAAAAGGCACGACTTAACAAAATTAGCAGCAGCAAAACCCGGTTTATTAGAACCTAGAGTAAATAAAGGAACAAAAAATGTATTTAACAGCATTGAAGAAGATAGTAGGAATATTGATAGTCTTGACGATGGCTTGCAGTTGCAGTCTGTTTCCAAGTAAACAAAGTGTAGAAATAGTTACTAAGCCTTTAGAAAGGCAGATTGCGCAACCAATCATGCCCAGAGAAATAGATTTAAAAGAACCTTATTGGTACGTTGTTTCAGATAAAAACATAGAAGAATTTTTAGTAAGAATAGAAAAAGAACACGGACAAGTAGTATTTTTTGCTATGTCTGTACCTGATTATGAATTAATGTCTTATAACATGCAGGAATTAAAGAGATATATAAATGAACTTAAACAAGTTGTTGTGTATTATAAAAAAGTTACTACTTATAAAACAGAAGATAAAAAAGAATAAGATGCAAATATCGCAAGAAGGTTTGTCGCTAATAAAAAAATACGAAGGCTGTGAGTTAGAAGCATATCTTTGCCCGGCTAATGTATGGACTATAGGTTATGG